TGCTGTCCCAGATGGGATGAAGATGACAGCACCCGCTGCTCCGAGATCTGGTATGACGACTCTTTCGAGACCGTTACCAAATTCATGAACAGTACCAGTACCAACCCAAGGTACTGCTGCAGATACTAGTGCAGAATCATTAACATCGAATAGGACTGTATTTGCGTTCTCTGGAATCCACTGTGATCTACCTCTACCAAATTCGTCTCTTCCATCTACTACTTCTATTGGGCCAAACGGAAGAACATCTGCTGTAGCGGTGATGAGTCCGTGGTCATTTATAAAGAAAAAATTCTCGTCTCTTTCGGGTTCTACATGTTGATTTATATCGCCATAGTCAATATTCTCCACTGATCCTACGGTGATATCACCCGCTTGGAATGTAGTGAATTGATCTATCTTCGTATTGTCATAGACAAATACTGTCAAAGAGTTCTCCGAATAAAAAGACCCTGCCTTAGTTATAAAGCAGAGTCCACATATTGATATTTAGCGTTTCTATTAGTCGAGTGCGACGTTCAGAGTAATTTTGATTTGGTCTCCATTGTTCTGAATGTTGTATGGGCCGTTTGTGAATCTTTCAGCGTACATTATAGAACTGTAAAGAGTCGCAGTGTTTAATCCCAATACACCGTTAGATGTAGCACTCATAGATGGAGTTGTTACAAACTCATCTGCGTTTGGTACATTGAATACAGTGTAAACATTAGATTCAAGAGTTGTGTTACCAGTACCAGCGTTTACATAAAGGATGTCTCCAGCCTTAAGTCCGTGGTTAGTAATAGAGATCTTACCGAAACTGAATGTAACTGATGGGTCAGTAGCAACCTGTATGTTGTCTACTAATGCCTTATCCAGATAAATCGTTCGATAACTTCGGTCAATACCGATGATTCTCGTTCCAGTTGCAACACCAGCGTTACCAGCAACGAATTGTCCAAGAGTTAGATCATCGATACTAACCTGTGGGTCAATTGTGAGGTAAGAGTTACCAACAATACCGATACAAGGATCAGTGTTGTTACCTTTAGTAACTGTGGTTCCGATACCAACACTAGCACCGTGAACAACACCCTGTACTGCGACAGGCATGTTATTTGCTCTAGTTACATAATATCCGTAGATATTACCAGCAGGGCCAGTGAAAGTAAAAGTCTGTTCTGGGTATGTGGCTGTTGTACCACTACCAACGTTCTTAATTACCCATCTAGAACCATTCAACAAAATTCCATACTGTTGGTTATAGTCTTGGTCAGATCTATTGTTTACACAAACAGGATAACCAGTATTTGCAGTCGTACCGTAACCATTAACGTTTCCGTCAATATATGGTTCAAAGTATGCTGTTGCAGTCGGAACATCCCCCTCGGCAGGAGTTGTGTTACTTGTAAAAAGTTTTAATACAAGATTTCGCGGTGATGTATCTTCTAAATCTGCGACAAAGTTATTCTGAGAAATCAGATAACGTAGCGACTCAATTTCACCAATATTAGGAACGAGTAATGCCATTGAAAAACTACCTCTAGGGGCTATAAGTCTTAAGAACTATCTTTATTTATAATTTTAATTTTAGAGAGATTAGTAACCTTCTAATATTATTCACACTTACTACGTTAAAGTTGAGAATATCTCCAGCATTTATCGTAGTCGTCCAACTATTTAGGACATCATCAAAGTATTTATTAGAATTCGTTAGTTGAACTCTAGAACCACCAGTAATACTGGTGAAATTTGGATAATCAGCGAAGGAACATTTGGATATCTCAAAAACAATATCACCAGTCTGATCAGACAAAACTCTGATATTTTCTATGACTCCAGTGACATCTATTGTCAATTTCCCTTTGTCTCCAGTTTGCATAGGGAGACTACCACTATCTACAACATAGTTGACAGTTCTTGTTAGATCTGCAGCCGCAGCAAGAGCAATCATTACTATATCATCGTTTACTGCTGGAGGGGTTGTAAAAATAACCTTATCTCCAGAAATAGTATAATCATTTGAAGGATCTAAGAAAAGACCATTCTTAGTCACAATGAGTTGTTGACTGTTATTGGGATTGTAAGGTGCTCCCTGATCAGTTAAGTTAAATGTGGTTTCAGTGCCATCTTGTACAGGTGACTTTCCGATAATAATATTACCATATTGGATAGACTTAGAGGGAATCTCATAGTCTACACCGACATTATACTTGCCAGGTTCGTTTAACGTTACTAGATAGTCTGCCATTACGTTACGCCTGGGATTACGAGAACATTTCCCTGTATTGGTCTAGTCTTATACGCATTAGGCGATGTTAGAACCAGATCATATACATACCTTCCTCCTTCTATAGTCGTAGTAATTGTACTAGCCATAGCTACTTTTATTTGACCACTCACTCTATTGGGAAATGAAACAACAAAATTATTAAACTTTGTAGCCTCTGGATGTTTTTTTATTTTAGCTTCACCAGTGTAACCAGTTAGATTCAAAGAACTTGCATCTTCATTTCTGATAGTGAAAGTTGCTTCAAAGTCTACACCCTGATCTAAAACTAAATTAATGTTCCTAGCGGTCATTTGTCAGAAGGGTTTTAGTTATTTATCTAATTTACTTAAAATTAGTTTCATCATATCTTTAAGTTCATCAACATCATCCTTTAATTTATCCATCTCACTAACTTCTTTCAACTTTTGTTGTTTTAATTTTAGATAGTTATTGTATTCGGAATCAGAACAATTTAATATTGCTCCTGACTCCTCATCTCTGTAGAGAGAACCACTATCTTTAACTTTTACCTTATTCATTAGATAGATGCAATAGATCTTAGGTCACGAATCTTAGGAACGTAAGCAAAGTTAGTTCCCGACATTACGATCTTAATCTGGAATCCATTGAATTGTGGTAAATTTGAAGCATTGAACTCATACTCTTTATAGTCTGATTCTGTGGAAGATGATAATATTCTTCTATCAGGTTTACCATTATTCTTTGCTGGATCTATAACTCTACCATCAGAATCTAGATTTTCAAAGCCAGGGAATAATTCAAATAACTGATATTCTGGAGGAGCATCAATTCTGAATATTCTGTATAGAACTCTAATATCATTCGTTGCATGTCTATACGCATCAAACATAACTTTTAGACCATCAGCAGCTTTTTCAAGATTAACAATTTTAGATAAGTAAATTGCAGCACTAGGATCTTGGTCAATCGAATTGACTCTTCTATCTGTAGCATAATTTGTAATCTTGGAGTTAATCCTATCCATTACAGTAATCATATTGACTCTATCTAAGTCAATCATAGGACTTACTTTAGGATCTTCTGTACTTAAGAATGTCTGTAGTGTAAATGATTTTCTACCCTCAAAGGCAACTAACTTATCTAGTTCATTTTGTTTAGAAGCAATGATCCTTGGAGTGGTCAGATAATTATTACTTGCCAATGAAACTGGTTCATATCCTTGATCAACAAAAGCCGATAAGTTTCCGTCAGGACTGTTTCCACTGAAAGTTCTAACTCTTGCATTTATGTCTGTTCCTTCTGGAAGCAATGTTGCCACATTAGGTCTAACGATATTAAATGGTATGTTTTGAGTTGCCATTGGCCCATATGGAACGCCAACTTGAACATATTGTTGATCATAACTTCCGCCAGATTTATTCTCACTAAAGAATAGTTCTGGGAATCCACTAGCATTTCCAGTAGCTCTATCTACTCCACGACTTGAAACACCTACCTTAACCCAGTAGTGATCAACGTCAATTGGATAAATTGATAAATTACTATCTATAAACTTATGAGATGCATTAACTCTTCTGAGAGATACACCATTTAATTCATATTTGAAGACTTTATCGTTGATACTATAATCACCTGCTTTAGTTTCATCAACAGATCTGGTAATGTTATTCAATGTTGAAGTTGTAGTTGTTATACCAGTGTATTTGATAATCTCACTTCCAAGTTTCACATAGCCTGGATTTGAGGAAGTAACCTCAAGGTTTTCAAAAGAAGTAAAGATTCCGATGGAGGAAACAGTAATATCCTCTGTACTAGATGAATCTATTGTAGATGTTATCTTCTCTGGTTTAACATCAGACTCAACTCCAGAAAGAGTAACTAAGTCTAGAGGAGAATACATACCATGATTAGAATGTCTGACACGGAAATGTAATCCATCAGTGATGTTATTAAGGAAGTTAATAGAACCACCATTTACAACACTTGTTCCACCACCACCAACATATACAATAGAAGATGATGAGTCAACTTTAGGTATACCTTGGATATTGTCAATAACTAAAGTATTGAAAGCACTTATGATGCCCACATTATTTGGAATTGATAGTAATAGATCCTTACCAAATCCACCTGTATTAGATGCGTCA